CTACCACGGTTTTCCCAGCTGTTCAATGGTATTTTCCAGCGCGCCGATGGAGCGGAGATACTTTTCCAGACCCGCGGTGCCCCGATAGGCGCGGATACGCCGGGGCGCCGACGGGACGTTCCCCTCCCCGGGGACGGGAGCGCCGTTGGCTTCCGCCTCCTGGGCCGCGATGGGCGCGGCGGCGTAAAAATGATCCCGGGCCAGATGCTCCAGCTCGTGCTCCAGCGTCCGGCGGCGGTCGGAGTCCCCATAGAGCGCGTTTATGTAGATGGAGAAGGTGCCGTCGTCGTTGGGCACGGTGACGCCCCGGACTCTGCGGGGCAGAGGGATCACCCGGATGAAATGGTCAGGTATCCTCATTTCGGCCTCGCAGAGCCTCGATGATCCGCACGGCGGCCTCTACGTCCTCCCGGGTGGCGTCCCTGGTGATGGAAAACAGCATGCGCAGCTCCGGACGGTCCCGCAGACCTTCCAGATACTGGGTGAGCTCTGGGTCGGCGTTGACCAGCGCGTCCTCGTCCCGGCCCAGCAGCGAGCTGACGCTCACCTGAAAAAAGTCCGCCATGGCCTGCAGCAGCTCCAGCTCCGGCTCCCGGTTGCCCCGCTCGTACATGCTCACCGCGGATTTGGAGACGCCCAGCTGCTGGGCCAGCTCCGCCTGGGTCAGCCCGCGCGCCCGGCGCAGAGCGGCAAGATTTTCGCTGAATCCGGACATTTCTCATCACCTCCCGCACACCGTAACACGATTTGTAAAAAAAGTCAAGAAAAAATACACGAAACGTGTTGACAAATCGATTGAACTCTGTTATATTGACAATACACGAAACGTGTATCACATGAGGCCAAACATAAAACAGGGCGGGATGCCACTTATTTTTTGCTTATGATGTACACGTTTCGTGCTTTTTGAGAGGAGCGTGAACGATGGGATTCAGAGTGATCCGAAACAGCGCGCGGACGGCTTCGGAGCAGCGATATATCTGGTCCATGCTGGAGATATGGAAAAAGCTGCCGGAGCCCCGGCGGGAGGAGGTCCGGGGACTGATCGGCAGCATTGCCGCCACGGCGCCGGAGGGACGGGCACTGTTTGACGTGCTGGTGCGGGGGCGTCCGCCTCAGGTGGTCAGCGCCGGGACCGGGGTGACGCTCTCCCGGGTGTACGAGATGCGCCGGGAGTTTTACGACCGGTGCCGGATCTGAGGAGGGCGCATGAGCGGTAAACAGGAGCTCAGCAGTCGGAAGAAGCGGTTTGTGGAGGAGTACCTGGCCTGCGGCGACGCGGCGGAGGCGGCCATCGCCGCGGGCTACAGCCCGGCCTCCGCCGCCTCCCAGGGGGAGAGGCTGCTGAAGGAGGCGGCGGTGCAGCGGTACCGCCGGGAGGTGGAGCAGCGGCTGTTCGACGCCATGGGGGTGTCCTCCGCCTGGATCGGCCGACGGCTGGTGGAGATCGTGGACCGGTGCATGCAGGCCACGCCCCATTACTCCCGGAATCCGGAGACGAAGCAGCGGGAGCCGGACGGCCAGTGGGAGTTTGACCCCTCCGGAGCCATGCGGGCCCTCCACGAGCTGGAGGAGCATCTGCGGGGACTGCAGGAGCAGGGGCAGGAAGATAAGGAGTTCTCCTTTGAGGACTGGCTGGCGGAGCAGGCCGACAGCAGCCGTCTGTGAGAGGGAAAGAGGAGACGGGGAGGGGGGGTGAACGCGCCGTGGACCCGTTGGTGGCAAAGGATTATATCGAGCACTGTCTGAAGATCCGGACCAAAAGCGGAGCGGTGGTCCCCTTCCGGCTGAACCCGGCCCAGAAGAAGCTCTACGCTGTGGCACGGGCCCAGCAGGAGGCGGGCAAGCCGGTGCGCATCATCATTCTCAAGGCCCGGCAGCTGGGCTTTTCCACGCTGACGGAGGCCCTCATCTTCCACGCCTGCGCCACACGCCGGGGGGTGAGCGCCCTGATCGTGGCCCACCGGGAGGACGCCACCGCCAACCTGTTTCGCATGTCCAGGCTTTTCCTGGACGAGCTGCCGGAGCCGGTGCGGCCCATGGTGCGCACCTCCAACGCCCAGGAGCTGGTGTTTGAAAACCCTTCCCGGGGCAGCCGCGGCGCCAGACCCGGGCTGCGCTCCCGGCTGCGCTGCGCCACCGCCGGAGGCCGGGGGATCGGCCGGTCCGACACGCTGCAATACGTGCATCTGTCCGAGTACGCTTTCTGGCCCGAAGGGGCGGAGGGCAAGGCCGACACCCTGGCCGGGATCCTGCAGGCGGTGCCGGCCCTGCCCGGGACCATGGTGGTGATGGAGAGCACCGCCAACGGCTGCGAGGACTTCAAGGACCGGTGGGACGCCGCCTGCGCCGGAGAGAGCGATTTTGAAGCGGTGTTCTTCGCCTGGTTCGAGAACCCGGAGTACGTGATGGAGCCCCGGCCGGGGACGGAGTGGACGGCGGACGAGCGCGCCCTCCAGGCCCGGTATCAACTGAGCGAGGGACAGCTCCAGTGGCGCCGCTGGTGCATCGCCAACAACTGCGGCGGCCGGGAGGAGCTGTTCCGCCAGGAGTTTCCCTCCTGTCCGGACGAGGCGTTCCTCCACTCCGGCACGGGGGTGTTCGACAATCAGAAGGTGATCCTCCGCCGGGAGACGGCCCCGGAGCCGGTGCGGCGGGGGAATTTTGTGTGGGAGGATGAAGAAGCCGCGGCCGATCGCTTCCGGTTTACGGAGGATCCGTCCGGTGCGGTGAAGATCTGGAAGGAGCCGGAGGAGGGCCGCCCTTACGTCATCGGCGGGGATACCGCCGGGGAGGGGTCCGACTGGTTCACCGCTTTGGTGATCGACAACTCCACCGGGGAGCAGGTGGCCTCCCTCCGGCGGCAGTACAGCGAGCCGGAGTACGTGCGCCAGGTCTGCGCTCTGGGGTACTACTATAACCGGGCGCTCATCGGGCTGGAGACCAATTTCTCCACCTACCCGGTGAGGAAGCTCTCCGAGCTGGGGTATCCCAACCAGTACGCCCGGGAGCGGGAGGACACCTATACCCGGCAGCTGCGGAAAAGCTACGGCTTTCGCACCGACCGGGTGACCCGGCCCCGGGCCATCGCCAACCTGGTGGAGGTGTTCTCCCTGCACCCGGAGTGGTTCGTTGACCGGGAGCTGCTCTTTGAGATGCTCAGCTTCTGCTATAACGAGGACCACCGTCCCGAGGCGCTGGCGGGAAAGCACGACGACATGGTGATGGCGGCGGCGATCACCTACGCCGTCCGCCACCAGCAGCGCATGAGCCCGGAGCGAGCGACGGAGCGGCCGCGGGAAAAGCTTATCACCCGCCTGGAACGGCAGCAGCGGCGCATGAAGCGCCGGGCGGAATAACGAAAGAGAGGCAAAACAGAGAGCGCTTTGCGCTCTCTGTTCTTTTTTTGTCCGTGAAACGCCTGAAAAACCGGGGAAAAGCGGATTTGGTGCTTCTGACCAAAAAGTCGAAAAACACGAAACGTGTATTCATGATACGCTGTAAGCACCGTAAGGGAATACGCAAGCCGGGGCGAACACCGGCGGAAAGGACGTCAAATGGACGAAAACGAAAGACCCCAGGAGGTCGGGGAGGTCGTGACTCCCGAAGAGAATGCCGCTCCCGCGGAGCAGTCGGAGCAGCCGGATGAGCCCTCCGGCGCCCGTCAGAGCCACCGGGACAACCGCCGGTTCCAGGCGGCCCGGCTGGGAGGCGAGCGCAGCGGCTATGAGCGGGCCATGCGGGAGATCCAGGCCATGCAGGAGCGGCGGGACCAGTCGGAGCGGGAGCGCATGGCGTTCATCGCCGCCGACGCGGAAGACTTTGCCCGGCGCTACCCGGAGGTGGATCTGGGCCGGCTGGACGGGGAGGCCGCGTTCCGCCGCTTCTGCGGCAGCCGGTACGGCAAAGAGCCCATCTCGGAGCTCTACGAGGACTACCTGGCGCTGACGGGCAGCGTGCGGGCCTCGGCGGTATCCAGCGCCGAGAGCAAGAGCCGCCGGGCCACGGGCTCCGGGGGCGGCAGCGGCGGCGAGAGTCTCACCGCGGCTCAGCAGCGCTCCCTGGAGGAGTGGAACCGGGCCTTTCCCGACATGAAGATGACCGCGAAGGAATACCTGTCGCGGTAAGGACGGCCTCCCCGGCCGGGGAGGGAAAGAAAGGAGAAATACGTTTCATGAGACCCATTCAGAACGCGGGCGGCCACGTAGGGCTGACCGCACGCAACTATCCCATCGCCGCCGACACCGCCGTCAGCGCCGGTCAGGTGGTGAAGCTCTCCGGCGCGCTGGTGACGGCGGCCGCCGCCAACGAGACCGGCGCCATTCTGGGCATCGCCGGGGAGAACCATCCCGGCACGGCCGACACCCTCAGCCCCCGGGCCAACAGCGGCGAGATCCTGGTCTACGACAACCCCTCGCTGATCTTTGAGTGTCCCGTGCCGGTGATCGCCGCGGCCTCCGGCAGCGCCACCACCCTGGTGCCCAAAAGCGGGGACGTGGCCGCAGCCATCGCCGACGACGCCTTCAACGGCGGTGTGCTGGTGCTCCGGAGCAAGGCCGCGGACAGTGCCAACGCCGATCCCCTGGGCAAGCGCATCACCGTTACCGACTACGCCAAGAGCGGCACCGTGATCACCAAGCCCAGCGGCGGCGTGCCCTCCGCCGGGGACGTCTACGAGCTTTACCCCGCCGTGGGCAGCGCGGTGGGCGCCCTGGACGACGAGCGCAGCCGTCTGGTGCTCAGCGCCGCCGGGGCCACCGCCGTGAAGGTGGTGGGCCACGACTACGACCGGAGCATGATCCGCTGCATGGCCGCCAGGCACGTTCTGGCTGCCTCCACCTGAGTCCGCAGGCGGAAAGATCTGAGATCAAGAGAGGAGACAACACATGGCAAGCACTTTTTCCAACTGGAAAACCGACAACTACAAGTTTGTGGGCAAGGCCTTTGACTTTGCCTACGCCGATCGCCTCAACCGGCTCTCCCCCGTGGTGGGGGAGGTGAACGCCCGCAGCATCGACTACGAGCTCACCGGCTCCGGCGGCTACGGCGAGGCCCCTGCCTACGACGGCGACAACCTGAACCAGGGCAGCCTGCACCGGGGCTTCAAGACCGTCATCACCCCGGTGGAGTACACCCTTTCCATCCCCGTGGGCTACAAGGAGTCCAAGATCGACAAGCTGGGAGAGACCAAAAAGGTGGGCACCAAGCTGGGCGACTCCATGGCTCTGACCGTGTACCTCCACGTGCTCAGGATGTTCGCCAACGCCTGGAACAACGACGGCAGGCACAACGGCGGCGACGGCGTGCCCTGGGCCAGCGACAGCCACCCCGTGGCCAGCAAGGGCAGCTCCGGCCGCAGCTTCGTGGCCGACGCCGAGGCGGGCACCTATTCCAACGTCACCGGCGACGCCCTGTCCGTCAGCGCCATCACCGCCGCCCAGGCCAGGGCCAAGCGGTTCCTGACCCCGGACGGCATGCCCTTCCTGTGCGACTTTGACACGGTGCTCATCGCCCCCGAGCTGGAGGAGAAGGCCAAGCGTATGTTCGGCGAGAACGCCAAGCTCAGTCCCGAGGCCGATCCGGAGACCAACCTCAACGCCGCCAACCCCGTTTACGGCATGCGCTATCTGGTGATGGGCGGCGGAGTGGACGGCTTCGGCCCCAAGCAGTGGGCCGTGTGCGACCGCCGGCTGATGAAGGAGCTGGTGAACATCGTCTACAACACCCGCCCCACGGTGATGCAGTCTCCCCAGGACAACCCCCTGAAGGACCTGTACACCGCTTACGCCGACTTCGGCGTGGGCTGGGGCGACGCCCGCCAGATCATCTTCGGGGATCCCGGCTGATGGGATGACCTCCGCAGAGGCCATCTCACCGGCTGCGGCGACGGGCTCCCGGGGGACCACTTCCCCCGGAGACCCCTTTTTCAGTATACTAACCGCCCTGCGCCTCTCTCCGGAGAGGCGTGTGGGCGGAAAAAGGAGAGTAGACCATGAGCGAAAAACAAAAGGACATCCTTACCCGGGCGGTGCGGACCTTCTGGCAGGCCATGCTGGCCTACCTGCTGGCGGACGCCACGGTGCTGCAGGAGGCGCTGTGTGACTGGAGCCGGGGACGGCACGTGCTGCTGACGCTGTTTATCGGCGCGGTGGCCGCGGGACTCTCGGCGGTGTACAACGCCGCCCTGGCCCGGGGAAGGGAGGCGGCGTAATGGACGGCGGCTGCACCGGCCCCTGCCGGGAGCTGAAGAACCTGCAGGGCAGCTTTGACCGCTTCCGGGAGGAGACCACCCGTCGGCTGGCGGCGGGAGACGTCTCCATGGCCACCATCAACACGAAGCTAAACTGGCTGATCGGCATTCTGTCCGCCATCGGCGCGGCGGTGCTGACGGCGGTGATGAAGCTCGTGATGGGCTGAAAGGAGAATTATGTACAGAATCGAAAACGTGATCGCCCTGACGGTGGGCACAGCTGCGGTGACCGTTCCCATAAAGGGACTGGCCTGCCTGATCGGAAACAACAGCGCCGGGGCGGTGTATTTCAAGGAGCGCCGGGACGACGGCGTCGACGTCACGGCAGACAACGGCTGGCTGCTGCCCGCCGGTGGGGCCACCTCCGTGCCCCTGACGGCCCGGGAGCTCTCCCTGAGTGCGGCGCAGGCCGACAGCGACGTGCGCATCCTGGTGCTGGAGCGGGAGTAAGTCCCGGAGAAAGGAGCGAATGACCGTGACCCTGGGCGAGGGAAAGGAAAAAGTATACATGCTGCTGGATGAGCACAGCACCGGCGGAACGGTGGAGCACGACCCCGACGTGGAGCTGAAGATGGTGCGGTTCTTTGACACCGCCCAGAAGATGCTCTCCCAGATCCGCAAGATCGTAAAGACCCGGCGCATCCTTCCCGAAAAGGGGAAGACGGAGTATCTGATGCCGCCGGATTTCCGAAGCGTTTACCGGATCTGGGCCGACGGCAGAGCGGCCACCAACCGCTATCACTGGCGGAGAGGGCGGCTGATCGTCCCCTCCGGCGACCGGACCGGGGAGATCCTGGTGGAGTATTACGCTTACCCCGGAGACATCCCCCCGGACGCCGGGGACGATTACGAATTCGAGATCGCCCCGGACGCGGCGGAGTGCATGCCCTTTTACGTGGCGGCGCAGCATCTCCTGCCGGATCTGGTGCTGGACTACGGCGTCATGCTGCGGATGTACGAGCAGGCGGTGCGTCTGCTGGGCGACGCCCGGCCGGGGGAGGAGCTGCGTTTGTCCCAGCGGCTGTATCGATGAGGATCTGAAAAGAAAAAAGGAGCTTTTACCATGAGCAGGAAACCGGGCGTGAGCATACGCTCCGCCATCTATTCCACCTTCCGGGGGGCGGACTTCTCCACGGATCCCTCCCTGGTGGAGAAATACCGCTCGCCCCTGTGCACCAACATCGTGGCCGACGGCGGGGGC